TATAGAATATTTGTCTTTGCTACACGGACAAGAGAAACTTGAAAATAAATCTAAATAATGGTTGCAATAAATCCAAATAACTGCTATAATGAATATATCAAATGAAACAAGGAATTGGTCATTTAAACATCAGTTTCTACTACTTGGTTTGTTACTATTAGTACCTGTGCCCTTGGTTGCATTTCACCAATTGCAAATTTACAATTACATTTGAAATTAACATCTGTATTGCCAGTAGGATTTGAAAATGATGCACTTATGTTTATATCTCTGCTAATTAAATCATACGTACTACATAGTACTTCACCTTTGAATATGTGTCCTGATTCATAGCTTCCAGCGTTTATATAAACACGATATAGTATTGTACCATTTTCGTTTACTATATGTATTTCAGTGTTATTAGCAATAGTTGCCCCACTTATAAGTTCAATATTGCACCCTATTAACTTAACACTATCACGTCTTTTTATTCCATCACTTTTTATAAGAATTCCTTTACTACTTGTGTACCTACCGTTAAAATTTGATGTACTTAAATTTTCGGTATAGTAGTCGCCATTGTAATCATAATTTGTTTCTGCATCCGTGTTTTTCAAAAATACACTCCCACCTTTTAGGTTTGCAACTGAAATGTTTTCAATATAAACTGGCACTTTGTTACTAATATATACTAAGCAACTTTTTTCAGATTTATTATATTTAACGAAAACATTTAACATACTAAATGTTGTTATATTGTACAAACTGATTTTTTGCGATTTTGAAACATTAGCAACTCTATTTACATAATTTAATGTCCCACCATTAAGCACAAGATTTATGCTATTATCTGCATTTATTACCGTATCTATTTTTTCAACATATAAGTTGTTAATATACACACCAACACAAGAATATAGATTAAGCCCGTATTTGTGTTTTTCAAAGTCGCAGTTGTTGAAATAGATTCCATAATTTTCAGAACCACCGTCACCTGTAATTTTAGCACCTGTTGACACGTTTTGTTCACCATAAAATTGGCACTCTGTATATTCAATATTATTGCACGATCCACTTTGATTTATGCATATATTGTTGCTTTCAAACCTGCAATGATTGAACTTAGTACACCAAGCACCTCTTATAAGCACACAAGTATCAAACCCAAACATGTGTATATTTTCAATAAGAGAGTACCGTATTCCTGTATAAGGAGCTGTGGTTGTTCCAATAAAGTTTAATCCCATATGTTCACCTGTTGTGTCATTTACTCTGAAATTTTTTAATATTAATTTATCAGCACTAGTATTTTCAAGTAATGTACAAAAATCAGATGAACACTCGATAATTGTGTTTTCATTACCACTTCCAATAATTGTGTTTCCACTTTTTAATTCAATAGGTTTATTTATATAGTAAATACCGCTAAATAATTCTACATATCCGAATTCGTTAATCATTTTTTGTATATTTTTTGTATCAGTATTGCCTGTGATATCGTTACTTGGCAATACAGTTCTTGCGTGCATTTGAAGTAATATATTTAGCGTACCGTCTTTACTCATCTGGTCTAATTTTTTATTAATTTCTTCCTGCACATCCAGATTTTTAAAATAATCTTGTACATAATTTTTTAGATCGTCAAAAGCATCCTGCAAGTTGTCAAAATTTTTCTGCATAGCTTTCCACTGTTCTATAATTTTGTTAAATTCATTTAAAAACCAGTCCTGATTTAATTCGTGAAAATTTGTATACGCTCCAAACTCCATGCTCATATCTTAATCCCCCTATTAATAAACCATCAAACAAAAATTCTCAACAAAGCTCTCTGCAATGATATCATAAATATTAAACATCGCAACTTCTCTTTCACTTTGTATCATCTGCTGAGAAGTAGTAACACCAATATTTCCATGCGCTCTACCTGTCCTCTTGTGCGTCAAGTCTCGCTTGCTCGTTCCACTCTCTTTCTCCGTTGTGCTTCCTGAACCATTCGTAGTAGTATCACTATCACTGATTTCTTTTGCATGATCTGCAAGCCCAGCGTTGAAAGCAGTATTCTGCTCTGTCACTGTTCCACTGTTCATTACTTCATTAGTAATAGTATTCTTAACATCATTGTTTCTTGAATTCGTTCCTGTCTCAGCATCCGTATCAGTCCAGTCTTCCATACGGTCATAGTTTTCAATCGGGTTATATACCAGTAACATAGTATCATATAACTTTTTCCAGTTATACTGATGCTTCCTACTCCACATTCCAATCCGCATAGCAAAAAACTCAAGATTCGGATAAAGCACTTCCATTTCCCTTGATCTCATGCATATAGTATCAATTGCAATCTGTTTATCCATCCCATCAGGAACATTAAACTCATTGAAAAGAGTATCCTTATAATTATACAGCCCTTCCACTGTCATTAGTGGCATTCTTCTCACCCCCCTTATTCTTTGAATTCGGATCATGTCTCCAATTAACACTAACATCAACATCAAACATTTTCCTAACATCTTCACAGCTCTTTTTCCATCCATCGAGCCACATTTCCATTCTGGTGCTTGTCTCAACGTCATTGCTTTCTGCTTCACTGGAAATCATTCTTTCTTTCTTGTCACTTCTTGCACTAGGAATTCCGATCTCTGTGCAAAAAAGTTCTTCAAGTCTTCTGAGTGTGTCCAGAACATCACCGGCAATGTAGTTTTGCCGTAAGTTGTTAACGAAATAATCCCACGGTTCTTCCGTAGTATCTCCCCTCTGAATCCGTAGCTTTTCATCATAGAAAACTGCAAGTTCACCACGCATGACCTGATCCATTACTTTTTTAAGTGCTTCCGCACCAGCTTTGTTCCTTGCCCTGAACACATATGCAAGTTTAGAGTTCATCACATTCATGTCTAGGGATTCCATAGCGATAGCCATTTCATCCGCATACCTTCCAATCAAATCCATGATGCCGCCATAATCAGACGTACATTTAAACAATACACACTGTTCACCGATTACGGGTTCGAGCACACCTTTAAGCAGAGGATTACTAATTACTGCTTGTGCTGGACGATAGAAAACATTGTATCCTTTAAGCGTACATCCCTGTGGAATCACACCGAATTTGTCAGTGTTAATGATCGCAACCGTCCCCCAGCAATATAGGCAATACAAAAAATAATCCTTGTCCCAATTATCCGGTACGTTCCATTTCATCACAGAAATTGCTTTCTGTAAAAGGTATCTCTGAAAGTACCAGAACAAACCAGTGTTCTTGCAATGGTTTGTACTCGGACTGATAGAACTATTGTATTGATTAATATAGTTATACATTACAGGCGCTCCTACACCAACATAATCGCATCCATACATTATAAATCACTCTCCTGTCGTAAAATATTTATACCATGCTCTAGCATATCCAGCACGCTCCTGATGTATACTAGCTGGTCTTTCATAATTAGCTTGGAATGCCAGTGCAAGATATCCGGCATCCTGGGTGCTGGCACTCCACTGTTTCCAACTCAACGGATATGCGCCAGTATTATACCATTGGGGTTCAATTCCCCAGTTTTTAATCCCACTGCTTTGTTGGAACTCTGCAAAAATAACACTCAACTGCTTTTGTCCATCATACCAATCATCGTGAGAACCATACAGGACGTCAAGAACGTGATACAAGTCTGTCGGTGGTGTCCACTGTACAAGTCCATGACCTGTTCCACCAACTTCTATCAGGTTTGGGTTGAATGTAGATTCCTGTTGAATGTTTCCGCAAAGCCCAGCTATTGAATTTACTGACCATCCTTGAGCTAAAAAGTAAGCTTTTATTGTATTCGCATTGTTGATAGCTTTAGGATTATTTCCGCACAGTTCGGCAGTTGGATCACCAAAATATTCACCAGAACCACCAGCAATCCAGTTACCACCAGAAAATGGAAACCTGTAACAGTGAGTGTATACTAGTCCGCTTTGAATTGGATATGTGTTAATACTTACCTGATCTTCTAAAGGTCTGCCATTTTTTCCATGTGCGCCCATTGTATGACCGCCATTCTCAGTATCATGTACAATCTCCGTATGCTGATGTTGACTTGAGTTTACTACCAAAATATCACCAGTCTGGAACTCAAAAGTTGAAAAGTCGTTAATGATAATTTCTTTGAATCCAAGTTGTTTTAATGTTGATCCCATCGTATAAGTTGTAAAAGGCCATGCGCTTAAATTGATCTCAAAACCAGCATGACCTAAACCATACCATACAAATGATGAACAGTCATAATACGTGATTCCATTAATGGTTTGTTCGTTTCTGTAATCCTGATCGTATCCAACGTTTGGAGCATTACACTTTTCAATCCACCAACTCATAGCCTGAGACATTAATCCACCAATTCCACCAGAACTGCCACTGCCCCACGGGTTCTGTCCAGCATTCGTACTTGTCATGACTGCAAGAAACAATGAAATGTTACTTGCTGGAAAACTACGCATAGTATACACCACCTTCCAAGTATTGTCTGATCTTTTCTTTTTCAGTTCTGGTTGCTCCTGATACAATGATATTTCCATTCTCAACCACATAGTATCCAGCACCGAGTTCTGACATAGTGCCATTTTTCATATATGGTCTTCCGTTGTCTGATCTGTCCTCATCAACTAATTTATAGAAAATTTCGTTGATAACTGGTACACTTGCAATACTAATCAGTGAACTATTCGCACCTTTTGTGTTAACATCGGGAATCGCACTCTCAACAGCATTTGCAATTCCAACCGCAGAGCCGATAAAATTTCCAGTAAAAAATGACGCAATACTTCCGATAATATCACCACCAGATTGTATCACATTTGTTCGCAAATCACTAACTTGAATGTTCACACCAACTTGTGCATACGCGGAATATAATGATATATCACCAGAGTTAACATTTATATATCCTATTCCACTCATACAATCAACAATTTTGTTAACTGTTACGGTTGATGATGTACCAACTTTTCCCCCGTCTATCTCGAATGAACCCCACGGATTAATGATTATTCTGATGTGTCGATAGGGTGAAGAATTTAAAAAAGTTCCTCGGGATACTTGAGGATGTTGTGTTACCGGCATTGTAAAAGTTTTTCTGTAAAATGGCAGATTACTCAGTTTGTATGCATCCACTGTCACTTCCCAAAAACCGAACTTGACTGCCGTTACTTTTTTACTTCCAACATCAGCATTAAATGGAAACCACATCACACTTGTCAAATACTGGAATGGATTGAAAAGACATTTTAGTAAGCTTTCTGTGATCTGCTGACCTGAGATATTCGCCCAGTCAATTGTCGAAAAGATTTTATTGCAGAAAGAAGCAAATTTTGTGGGTGTGAATCCGTAAAAGTTAGTCAATCCATCTTCGCCAACAATACCACATACAAATGAACCTTGTGAAAGTCCATATTCACTTGCAGGAAAAGCACCATCAGTAACCACTGTATGTGTCATATCTGGTGTTGATAATGTAGGATAGAGTGTATCCATTATATCACCGTCATAAGACGTGGACGATCTCAGGAAATACAAGTTAGTGCTTGCAATCGTATCACGGTACGATGCCAGTACATCAACAGAACAAAATGCAACCCATGTGTTATTAATATATTGCCAATCCTCTACCCAATATGATCGTTCACCAAAATCGGGAATTGTGCAATAGTTCCAGCCAGGAACACTCCCACCATTTCTCAAAATTATCTGTGGATTCTCAATGGTACAAGATTCATTTATGTTACAGTTAATGGCGGTAACTGTACCGCCAACAACCGCTGTCGAATTGACTTTTTTGTTTGCTGTCTTAAAGTTTACAGTAACCGCCATTATAATACCCCCCTATTCAATCACAAATACCAGAGCATTTTCTGTCATGTCGTTCCAGTACCGATCTGTGAAATGATAGTAGATGTTCCAGTATCCACCAGCACTGTTAAATGGTGTGGTGCTACTCCACTGTTTAATTGTAGTTAATCCCATTGCTTCCTCATCAAAAAGGACTGCAAATATATTGCTGATAACCTGTTCTTCACCCTTTTTAACTGTTCCAGTTGGTGTGATTACGCTTGGTGTGACATTGATCCCCATTGGAGTTTCCAATGTCTGCCAGAAGTTAACTTTTTCATTGGTAGCAATCTTTAGATACTGGTCATGAAATGTATTACTTAATACGGTAGTATCCGCGGTATGTAAATCAGGACTAAACATCATGATATTCTGCATACGTAAAGGTGTATGACGTGCAATCTCTTTTCCGGTGATGTTCGCATGGAAACGGGTAGAACGCTCAGTGAAGAAATCCATGTATGTCATAATCTTCGCGCAAGCCCAACGATAAAAACTAGGGAAATTTTCAGCTTTTCGTACATCATCTGCCGTGAGCTTTGAACCGTTCTCATCATTATACTTGGTCAAAAGTTTAATCACATGTTCGCCAGTGTATCCGGTGGTTCCTTTACCGACTTCTGTCTGCCAGATGTTTTTTGCACCGATAAAGTTTGCCACGCAAGAACGTGCCATGCTTTCATGCGCCTGTTCAATCATGTCCATTGTGTTCTGAGTGTACATAGAAACAAACTGACCGAACTCATCAGGATTACGAAAAGCCTGATCGAGCTGATCGCGAAAATAGGTTCTATGTCTCTGGAACACCTGACCGCCATAAAAGTTTGTCTGTAGTACTTTGCCTTTTTTGATCTTGTACATATCAACCGCTGTATCATCTGTTAAAGGCTGTCTCAGATCATCTTCCCAATCATCATCGAGCATTCCAAGTTTTCGTACATGGTTGCCCCACTGCTGGGTGGTTCGTCTCAGTCCCCTAAATTTTGCAGAATATGGACGCACTGAGAAAATCGTTCGGTCAAGAACCTGAGAGATAGAATCCATGATCCTGTCATTTCCGGCAATTAAAGCAGTCTGAGCCTGTGCTACAAAAGAACTCGTGTCTGTTGCTTTCATTGTCTCCATTCCGGTTGCCTGTTTTACAATGTCATTTAATACTGTACTGATCTGGTCAAAAGTTAATGTGTTAGCCATTATTTATTCCCCCCATCTGTCAATCCCTCATAGTTTGGGGGATTGATTATACTTGCGATAGCATCCTCGGTGGTAACCTGTTTAGGCATCTGATTTTGCATCATGTTTACATTGTTATTCTGTACTGATCGCGTGAGATTTTTAAGCGCATCAAGAACATCATTCTGCTGTGAATTCTGGTTAATATTCTGTGGATATCCGCTGTAAGAATAATATCCGTTTATCATCTGCTGATATGGTGGTGTCTGCATCTGCTGATTCTGTACTGGCATCTGCTGATTCTGTACTGGCATCTGCTGATTCTGTACTGGCATCTGCTGATTCTGTCCACTCATTGCAATAATATCATCTTTTGTGAATCCTGCTTGTGTTAATGTAATAATCTGTTCTATCGTCATATCCTGTAATCCTTCCTGAGATATTTTTTGTGAGAAAATCCTGTCGAAATGATTCCGTTGTGTTCGTAGGTGACCACATACCATTCACCGGAATAGCATCCAAGACAGATGCATTTTCCATTTTTCGGAATCTCTGCAATCACTTCGCCATCCGTGTTAGGTTCTGCCCGAACCATCAAAGGATATTGTGAGGTTGTCACGATATATACACCCCGAATATCCTTGTTATATTCGATTTTCATTATTCATCACTCCTAGTTATGTGATCTGCCAACTTTGTTAGAGCAACAGTATTGTTATTGAGTGCTTCTGTCATTTTTGCCATTTCTTCCTTGTGTGCTTCTGTCTCTTTGAGCCATAAGTAAAAAGTTGCAATCAGACAAGCGCAAGGTACTCCAATGTTACTAATCAGTGTTGAAATTGCGTTAGCATCCATAGCATTTTTCTCCTTATTATAAAATATTTTATTTGTGGCAATAAGTCACAAAGCTGTGACACCTTGTGACCTCTCGTGGATTAACTGACACAAATCCTGAGCTGTGCGAACTCATGCACACTGATCTGATACGATCCACGCTCCCAACGTGATGCACATGTGCAACGTTCAGTTGTCCACTACATATACAATAACATATTAAAAATAATTAGTCAATACTTGTCTTTAAAATAATTTTCAAATAATGATTTGCTTGTGATATCTTCAAATCGTATCTTATTAGACAAGTACATATCCCATAGATATACAAAGTCTCTGCGAAAAGCTTTTACATCCTTGTCCGTATTTGTGTATTCCGGTGGTGTGCCTGAATTGTGGCGCGTGACATAAATCATGTCTTTTTGCTTGTGCTGGTAAATTGTGATTGCATCCATTCTGCATAATGGCAACAGCTCTTTAATATTCATGGTTTTAATCCCCGAATAATCAGCGGAATAAAATTCATTGCCGAGAGCCATTCTGTTAAATGTGGAATTTTTACCCGACATTTTGTACAATGCAGTCTCTTTTTTCTTCTCGGATATCGGGGAATCGAAAAGATTGAAAAGAGCTATCCCACGATCACGCATGATAGATAAGGACTGTTTGGATATATCCATACTAGATACTTTTTCCATTAAATCATTCTCGATAAACATATTACAGGATAAATTTTCTGAGTTGGAGAACATAAGAAACTGTATTGGTTCGTACCCCTCTAACTCACGATTTCGGTTCATGGTTTCGTATGCATTCTTGAATGCATATCCCGCATTTTCCACTTTTCGCTCTCGCTTTTCTGGAATAAATTCATCATAAATTCCAATTTCTACGTCTGACGCGTCGAATCCTCGCAAGTTAGCAAAAGTATTTAATGCTATGGCATAACCAAGGATTTCACCTTTATATATTAGTTTACCATTTTCGTCTGTTTCTGTATGGTAAAATCCAGCAACATTTTTACCGATACTTTTCGGGTAAATTGACCATCCCATATCTTTATTCAGTTTTTTAAACGGTGACAATTCAGGAATTTTGATTGTATCAACCTGTGCTTGTAGTGATCTCATATAGACAAAAATCTTTTTATGCTCAATGCAGTACTTTAGTCCACCATATGTTTTCCCAGTTCCACGTCCACCCCAGATATAGTTGAATTTTTGCCCGTATCCTAAAACAGCGGGTATTGATAAATACCCACTGTCTAAATATAAACTCTTCATTATTTAACTTCCTCGGTCGGTTCGTCAAAACCGATTCCAAGTCTCTTAAGCGCCCTGTCTGGGGATACAAGCGCACAATTGATAAATTCACGTCCTGACTTGCTTGTGTTATGCAACACTTCAATGAAAAAGTTTTCTGGAACTGGTTTCATTCTTTTCACCCTATCTACAATATCTGAAAAGCTATCACGGAAAGTCTTAGACTGTCCGCTATATGATTCCCCAGTGTTTACATCCTGAATGCTGATACATTCAATCTCATGTCCGTCTTTGTCTTTAGTAAGATAATCAATCCACAAACCAACACAAATAATAGACTTGTGTGTAATGTTTTTCAGTGACACAATTGCCGGACTTTCCAGTAAGTCATACTCATCATATTCGTTGATTTCTCCTGATTTTTTGATAATTTTGAATTCTTTGTTTGCCATGGTTTAATTCTCCTTTTTTGATTTTGTAAATGTTGCATTCTTTAAGAAATCTTCTGCATCCATTCCGTAAATTTTTGTGTCTTCTTCATTTCTTTCCCAGTCAATTACAATACCGAAATCTCTCTTTTTAACTTCCTTGTTAATCTGTTCATCTGTGAGATTTCCTATTAATGTTAATTCTTTTGTTACCTCACATTTATTAGTAACGTCATAACAAATAACATTAATTTTGTTGACTGTTAACTCTCTTGTAATTTTCATTTTTCTCACCTACCTTTATAATTATATCTGTTGTAATTATATTATAGTACTAATATTAAATTCTGTCAAGCGTTTCTTTAAATTCTTTTAGTGTTCTTGCGTCTGCCAGTATTCTTCTGTATTCATCAGTAATTCCAATCGTATATGTTGACGGTTTAATCACTATGTTCTGACCAATGTAAATAGTGTGTCCGTCAATGGTATAATCTCCATACGGCACGTCATTATATACGGATTCTGTCCCACCAGCTTTTGAAAATGTGAACCCAACTTTAAACGATGTTATTCCCCCATGTTCTTCCAGCTCATCAGGTGCGTACTTTTTATTAACTCCGGCAATAGTAGTGTGTAGTGTTCCGTCCTCTTCACGGTATACATACTTTTTTGCCCCAAGTGTTGAAAATTCTGTATATGTCTTTTCATACTCAAAAACACCCATGTAATGAACATTCCCTTTTGTGTCGGTGGCAAAAGCATTATTTCCAGTACTATTTTCAATTCTCTTCTTATTATATTCTGCAAATTTATTGTCTATATCATCACCCAGCACTTTAACATATTTTACCGAATCTGTATCGGCATATAAATATCTATCACCTACTATATTGATGCCCTCTTTTAACCGGTATCGCGCCCATGCAGTTACCCAAACCCCCCACTGGAAAGGTAAAAAAGCAGTTCGGTTATATTCTGTAAGTAATGTTTCACGTGACACATTTTCATCTACTTTAAATACATCCTCATCCGATTCCGTGAATATTAAAGACTGTTTTACGGGTGACTGAACCATCATTCCATAGCCGGAATTTAATAATGCTTTCTGCAAATTATAAAAAAGTTCCTGTTCTGTGATTCCTTTTAGTTCGGTTTTGTCTATGTAGTATCTGCGGAATATGTCTTTAAGTTGTTCGGGGAGCTGTCCATACCTACTTTCATAGCATTCAATGATCTGGAAGTCTGTCCACTTGTACTCTGCTTTCATAATTTCATAGTCAATATCAGTGATCGTAGTTTCCAGATATTCTGATGATAATATACGTCCATTATCCAGTATTTCACCCGTTACTTTTCTACATTTTGAATATCCGAGATATGGCGCACCATAGTATTTGTCTTTTTGTTCAATTCCAGTGATCTCGCATCTAAATAGCAAAGCTTTTCCGCGATCCAGTTTCTTTTCAATATCGGATTCTTTCAGTGATCCTATATATACAAATTTAGTCATTGGAAAAGAATCGTTTAACACAACATCTGGATATGATGAAGACCTGTCAAATGATCCAATTCCAAGAATCTTTTTTCCATCTGCTTTTATAATAGTTCCTGAATAATATCGGTTTGCGTGCGTATCACCGCCACGAAAAGCTTCTTCCAGCAAATCAAAAACTCTGATATCTGGAAAAATATATTTATGCTTTTTCGACCATCCAAACATAGCTTTCTTTGTCTCACGTCTGACATATCCTGTAGACGTGAGCGGAAGTGTGTACAGATTGTCATTTGCAAGAAGCATTCGCTTATATATAGCTTCAAGCAAACCTATGGTATCATTTACTGAATATTGTAGTTCATATTCTGATAGTGGTGTCCAAGGATATCTCTTCTTTGAGTAATCAAAAATTTCACCTGACAGTTTAGTGTGCTTAACTTTCATTTTTTTCGTAAATGATTCAAGTCCCATATTTGTTTGCAGGTAAGAACATCGAAACTCAAATCTTGAATCCATTTCACATTTCAATATTTTCCGAGATTTAACAGCAAAAACTTCATCCGGTGAAAATGTGTATATTCCTCGCAAGAACTGGAATTCATATGACAGGTTATGCACAAAAATCATATAATATGCTTCATTATCATCTTTCCGCAACTGTGACATATGTAATTCAAATTCTGTCCAAGTTCTTCCAATGATTGTATCAATGTGCAAATCATCAAGAAAAAGTATTGAAAACTGCCAGATATACATGATTGACTGTTCAATCTCTGTTATTCTGGTAGTCTCAATATCAAACGCACACATACAATTTTTATATCCTTTTTTCTTTTTTGTTCCCCTATTTGATCTTGTATCATGTAAACATGGTATATTCTGTATTCTAGTATAATCGTATGTATAAACTGTATACAGATTTTCCATGTCTTAATTTCTCCTTCTTTTCCTCTTTGTTGCTTTTCTTTTCTGTCGTTTTGCTTTATCTTTCTTGTTGATGCCGGATTTCAGTTTTGTAATATTTCGTGATCCAGTTTTCAAAAATTCATGATAGAGTTTAATCAATTTTTGATTACTCAGGTTCTCACCCTCAGAATATAATTCTACTGCAAAATCGGAATCATAAATACGGTCTGACGCAAAATCACGAACCTGTTCCATGAATTTGCCAAAATTGAGTAAATCTTCATGAGATTTTAAACCAACACCGAACACATCATTTATGTGTTTAATCTGTTCTTTCTCTCGTTTCTTTAATCCTGAGACTGTTATGTCACTGGATACTATAGTTGCCAGTTCGCTTAATAAATGATGTAATTCATAATTACTTCCAATCTGCCTTATTGGTTTATACCTACTAATCGGACGTTCTTTTACAAGTCCAATATCTGAGTATTTACTTGCGATTAATCTTTCATATCTTTTACGATAAATTGACCTTAAACGTGAATATTCCTGTCTGACTTCTTTTACATTCCATGTAAGTTCCAACGCGAGCGGTGTATAATCTGCTCGCGCTTTTTTAAGTCCTAGTGGACGACTGCGTTTTTTACTGATTGATCGTTCTGCCATAATCTACTGTTTCACCGTCCTTTACAAGATGAAAATGTATCGGTCTAAAGTCCATATCATTTTCTACAATGTATTGCTGTACAATTGACATTGCAATTATGCCGGTATAAGCTTCAACATAAACATAATCACATTTCCCTTCACAATCTTTTTTCAATATATTCTGAGTGTTCAGTTGTTTTATAAATACTCTATACCATGATTTTTTAGTGTTCATCGGTCTTGCCATTGTTATATTCCCCCCATTTATTTACACATTCTACTAAATCATCAAAACTGGTTACCATTGACCACTGGAATTTAGGTATACATCCAAAACAGTCAATGAACTTTTTGCACTCTGACGCATAATCGCATTTTGAACACTCGAATGCAACAGCGTTGCACTCGAATGTTATTTCAAAAAATGATACTACCACTCCATAATACCCCCTAACGTAAATAATAAATCATCAACAATTTCTGTATGTTCCAGTATATAATCATCTACGTATATATACCACATATCAGTTACGCAAACTAATATCAAAATATCTGAATAATCTAAATATAATACATACCTTTTCCCCTGATACACACACGTATCAATCATTTTTGTAAGCTTTGATAATAGTTCAAAATTCCATACCCCTTTTTGCATTGTCAGTTCTCCTCTTTTTTAAATTTATATAATTGGTATTCATCATGCAAGTGTGTTAATGTGTACCATGCAAATTCAAATGTGTATGTATACCATTTATCCGTAATACATACAAATATGTGCTGATAATCGTCACCATATAGATTTGACTCATAAATTGCATATTTTTTCCCTTTATATGTAATTGTGTCAATTAAATAGTAATGTTTTTCAAGTTGTTCAAATGTCCAGTTCCCTTGTTTCATTTCTGATACCTCTCTTTCATTTGATATATTCATTATAGCAGTTATTTGGATTTATTGCAACCATTATT